ATCTGCGCGCGACGGACGTGAGTGCCCATGACGGGTTCTTCACTATCTAGCCCGCGAGGTGTGTGATGCGCGTCTCCCTGCCTGACGACCTGGTCGACCTCTACTCCCAGTACGCCGACGCCCACGCGCTCCCGGTCGAATCGGTCATCGCCGACCAGCTCGTCCACGCGCTGCCGACGCTCGGCCGCCCCCATCTCACGCTCGATCAGGCGACGCTTGAACAGCTCGCCAAAAAGCTCGGCGCGGTGACGTTTACCAGCGTGGCCGACCTCGTCATCCGCGTGTCGCAGCTGGCCGGGATCCGCTTCCACCGGGTCGACCTCGACTTCACGCCGTCCCAGCTGGTGGAACTCGAGACGCGCGCCGCCCGCCAAGGGCTGCCCGTCGAGCGCCTCATCCGCGAGATCCTGCGCACCTTCAACGACCAATTCTTCTGGAAGGCGACGGGCGACCTGCCGGTACTCGTACGCGAAGCCGCGCAGGCCGACGAGGACGCCGCGCTCGACCGCGCGATTGGCGTCCCGCCGCCGGCGCTCAAGCCCGCCGCCAAGGCCCCGAAGGCCGCGCGAGCGTAACCTCGTGCCCACCCACGACTACCTCTGCGCCGACGAGACGTGTCTCGGCTACCGGCGGGACCACATGTCGCCGCTGTACCGCCTCGCCGAGCCGCGCGTGCAGGATGGCTACGTCGTCACGCAGGACTTCGCCCGTCCGCGCTGTCCTCGGTGCGAGGGTCCCATGGACATCGTGCCGCCGCGGGTCGCGGTCGACGCCCTTGAGCCCATGCAGGAGTTCGACACGACGGTCGAAGACGGCCGTGGCGGCTACCGCACCGAGCATATCGACTCGCTCGCCAAGCTCCGCAAGGTCGAGCGCGAATCCGAGCAGCGGTACCGGAACGGCGAGGGCCGCCCAATGGCGTGGCGCGATTATTCCCAGGATCGGTCCAACCGCGACGTGCACTCCCTCATGGCCGACCCGTCCGAAGCGCCGACCAAATCCGCCAAGCTCAAAGTCCGTGCGGTGGGCGGCGAGCCGACCGGCGACCTCGGCCCGGGCGTGACCGAGTCGACACCCTCGCCCCTCGACGCGCTATAGTCTCCGCTCATGGCGGATTACTCGTCTTCGGGCCTCGAAGGCATGGGCCTTCCCTCCCTCACGCACGACAGTGTCAGTGGCACCGGCGACCCGCGCGTCCTCGGCTGGATCAAGGAAGCCGTCATGGAGGGCGACCGGATCAACCGCTCGGACCCCTTCTACGACCGCGCCGAAATCGGGATGCGGTACGTCTCGGGCGACCAGCGCGTGAACGCCGAGAACGCCGCCGAGCCGCCGGCGTATCTCCCCCGCACCACGCTCAACGAATCGCGCCGCGTCGTGAACGCGCACGTGTCGGCCCTCACCGACCTGAAGCCGCTCTTCTCCTACAAGTCGATGGACCCGGCCTTCACGCTCCAGGCCGACTACCTCAACAAGCTGACCGTCGCTTGGTGGGTCACCGCCATGGCCGACATCGAGCTGGGCTACGTCATCAAGTACGCCGAAGCGGCCGGCACGGGCGACCTGGTTACCGAGTGGAACCCGTACACGACCCTCGGTGGCGACATCGCGATCCAGGCGCGTGACTTCCGCGACACCCTCCCGATTCGCCCGGCGCCGCACGGCCGCTCGGTCCAGAACTGGGAAGGGCTCATCCTGCGCGAATCGCATACGGTGAACGTCCTGCGGTCGCTCTACCCGCAGTACGCCTCGGCCTTCCGGCCCACGACCGACTCGATGCTGTCGACCCTCATGGGCCGGTTCCGCCAAATCTCCGGCCGCTTCCTCTCGCCGGCCAATGACACGCTTTCGGGCCTGAACGCGCCGGCCATGGCCTCGCGCGTGCGCAGTGGCGAGATCCTCCTCTACCGGACCTATCTCAACGACCGCTCGCAGAACCTCACGACCAAGGCGATTCCCATGGGCACGCCCGGCGCGTCCTGGTCGTACATCGTGCCGCCCGGCGGGTACCTCTACCCGTACAAGCGCATGGTCGTCTCGACCCCCGAGCAGATCCTCTACGACGGCCCCTCCCCGTACTGGCACGGCCAGTACCCGGTCAGCCGCCTCAAGATGTGGGACCTGCCGTGGCATTTCCTCGGGCAGGGGCTCCTGAACGACCTGATTCCCATGCAGGACGGGATCAACCAATCCATCCAGGACGTGCTGCTCGGCATTCGCAAGTGGATGGACCCAGCCGTCGTCTACGACCGGGGCGCGGTCTCCGAATCCTTCATGCGCCTGTACGACGCGCGCCGGCCCGGCAGCAAGGTGAAGCTCAACCCGACCGGCAGCAAGGAAGGGTTCAAGCCGCTCGAGGGGCCGCCGCCGCAGGTGATGCAGCTCTCGCTGGAAATCATCCAGTTCCTCCTCCAGCGATTCGACTCGCTCTCGGGCACGCCGAACCTCCAGGAGATTCTCGCGCTCCGGCAGCTGCCCGCCGCCGACACGATCGACAAGGCGCTCCAGGCCCTCACCCCCGAGCTGCGTCAAGAAGGCCGCCAAGTCGAAGCGTTTCTCCGCGACGTGGGTGAGCAGTCCAAAGTCCTGCGCTTCCAGTACGAGTCGTCGGCCCGCCGCGTGACCATCCTCGGCGACGCCGGCACGCTCCTCCAGGACTTCGACTTCGACCCCGAGGTGCTCGTCCCGGCGCTCACGCCGGGGACGCCCGGGTACTCGCCGCTCATCGACGCGCAGCTCACGCGGGACCAGCGGGCGCAGGGCGTCCACAAGAAGATCGTCTTCGTGCTGGCGCCCAATTCCATCCTCTCGCTCAACGCCATGGAAGGGAAGCTGATGAAGCTCCAGCTCTCCCGCATGGGCATGATGGATGTGTGGTCGCTCTGGGAGGCGCTCGAAATCCCGAACGCTGGGGCGCCGCCGAAGATTCCGCTCCCGCCGCTGAAGCCGCTCGACCCGCAGATCGTCCAGCAGGTGATGCTCCAGGCGCAGCAGGACCCGGCGCTCGCGGCGCAGCTGTCGCAGCAGTACACCATCGACCCGGCCAGCGGCCAGATTCTCGAGATCCGCGAGCCGGTGACGATTGTCGAGCGGCTGCAATGTCAGGGGATGCTGGGGATAGGGATGACGGCCAGTCCAGCAGGACGCAAGGCTAGCGGTCAGGCGCCTCCGGCGATGGAGCAAAAATCCGACGGCCGGACCACGGTGACCGAGAGTCACCACGATCGCGGGGAGAACTCAAAGCCGGGGCCCGGCACCTAGTAGCCGGTGTTGACAGCACCACTACCGGTCGCGCACAATCCTCCGCCATGGCGTACGAAGGCTTCAAGGCCGTCGAGGCATCCGCCGCGAAATCCGGCGCGCGTAATCCCGGCGCCGTCGCCGCTGCCGTGGGGCGCAAAAAGTACGGCGCCAAGAAGATGGCGTCGGCCGCCACCTCCGGCCACTCTCTCAAGGGCGCTAAGCCCATGGCGAAGGGACGCTAGCAATGGCTGCACCCACCTACGGGAAAGCGCTGCACACGATTCCTGGCCCGACCGGCAAGGGCAACGAAATCAAGGCGCCCGCGATCAATCTCGACAAGGGCGGCAAGCGCGGCGGGAAGTCGGGCAAGCACGCGACGCACAAGGCCAGTGGCCACCACCCGATGGGCGCCGGCCACATGTCGGGGAAGCGGTAGCGGCCATGGCCTCGATGCCCATGGACCACAAGCCGCCGCAGCTGCACGGCCACGACAAGTACGACGTCGAGGACGGGGTCCGCACCATGGAGCGCGCCGAGGAAATCAAGCGCAAGCCGGGTCTGCACGCCGCGGTGAAGAAGCACGCGGCGACCAAGGCGCGGTCGTTCTCGCGCATCGCCGGGAAGCGGTAACCGCCATGCCGTTCTCCACCGTCGAGCAAGGCATGAAAGAGTTCAAGTCGGGCGACCTGCACTCCGGCAAGGGCGGCCCGAAGGTCACCTCGCGCAAGCAGGCGATCGCGATCAGCCTCTCGGAAGCGCGCAAGAACGGCGGCAAGGCGCCGGCCGCGCCCAAGTCGATGAGCAAAGGACGCTAGCCCATGCCGACCCCTCGCCCGACCGTGATGGACAAGCCGACCGGCCCGACCGGCATCCTGTCGTCGGCCCGGAAGCCGACGGCCCCCGGGGGCAAGAAGCCACCGGCCAAGCCCGGCACGCTCACCTCCCCCGGCCGCTCGATGGGCGGCATGAAGGGACGGCGCTAGATGTTCGGCGGTGGTGGCGGCTCGGTCGGCGCCGGTCTCCCGGTCCCCGGGACGACGCCTGGCGCCAATCAACTCGACGGGCCGCCCCCGTCCATGACGCAGTCGCTCGGTCAGGGGAACGGCAACCCGATGCCCCCGATGGGGCAGATGGCCCCGCCGATCGCCTCGGCCCAGCTGCCGCCCGAGATGCTCTCCGGGATGCAGTCGGCGGCCGACGCGATGGTGCAGACCCTCAACAGTTTCGCCCAGGCGACCCCAGACCTGGCCCAAGATTGGGCGGCCGTCCTCACGGCCCTCCAAAGTGCAATGAGCAAACTCCAACTGGCCGGCGCGGGGCCGACCTCTCCGACCTCCACTGGCCCGGGATTCCCCGGCGGTGGGATCGACCAGAACGGCCCCCCACGCTTGCCCCAGCAAGGGTAGGTAGACTGTGGCTGATCTCCTCCAGGCGGGTAAATCCGTCCTTGAAACCGTCCTCGGGAAGCTCCCCCAGGACAAAGCCGACGCGGCTCGGGCCATCTGGAATGACCCTGCGGCTGCGCCTGCGCTCGAAGAACTCGGGAACGCTGCCTTGCGCCGGGCTGATCACTCGCGCGCGCTCGACGAAGTCAAGCAATCGGAAGCTCGCCTGCGCGACCACCAAGCCAAGCTCGACGCCTGGTGGACGCAGAACGAAGCCGCCGCCAAACTTGGCGCCGCCGCGCTCGACAAAGGCTGGACCCCCGAGGGAGGCTCGACCACGACCCCCGAGGTCCCCGCCGACGTCCTTCGCAAGAAGGAATTCGAGCAGGCCCTCAATCTTCGGGAAGAGGGCCAGCTGGCCTTCTATCTCGAATCCAACCGCCTGCGTGACCAGCATCTGGCGACCTTTGGCGAGGCCTTGAACCTCCGTGAACTCGTGACCGACCCGCGCGTGGGTCAGCTCGGGCTCGACGGGGTGTACCAGGCTCGCTTCAAGGAGCGCCTCGACGAGAAGGCCACGACCGACCGGACCAAGCTGATCGAAGCCGAGGTACAGAAGCGCCTCGGGGAAGAGCGCCGCCGCGGCGCCGATCGGCCCATCGTCCCGGTCAATGGTCAAGCCCCCTCGCCGCTGGACGCGCTGGCTCCCATTTCCGATGGGAAGCCGGGGCTGGTGCAAGACGCCGTCGCCGAGTACGAAGCCCTCGTCGCCGCGCGGACGCACTAGCCGCAGCGCCTCATCGTTGCCGTGCCCCAAGGAGGGCTCGACAACATGGCCAACATTCTGCTCGACGAAGTGAATACCGTCGCCACGAAAAAGATCAATCGTGGTGTCGTGGATTGGCCGAAAGGCGACTAGTTGTCCACGTTAAACCTGCTCTGATTTGCGGGGAAGCCCTTCAACGATAGGGTCACCCGAGGCAAGGGTTGAATCGATTCTCATGGTGATTGACGCTCGGCAACTGGACATCGCGTGGGCCGCCGGATTTTTCGACGGTGAGGGGTCGGTCTCGCTGCGTCGCACGTGGACGAAGGCGACCAACCGCAAGACGTATTCCCTCTACCTCTCGGTGCATCAGGTTGACCTCGCGGTCCTTCAGCATTTCGCGACGATCCTCGGGCGCGGCAAGATTGCCGCGACGCCGCGGTCGTATGGGGCGAACCGAGCACCCACGTATCAGTGGTGTTCGGCCGGAGCGGCGAGCGAACTCATTCTCACCGAGTTGCTACCGTACCTTGTGCTCAAACGTGAGCGCGCGTTGCTGGGGCTGGAGTACCGCAAGCACAATCATCGAGGCCGGTCGAGCTGTTGTCGTCTTACCGACGCCGAGATGGCGCTGCGTGAGGCGATGGCGCAACAGATGCGCGCGCTCAACCTGAATCACGTTCAACGGCTAGCCGCAGAGACTAAGCGAGCGGGCGCGACGGAGCCAACTCCGGCGCGATGCGATAGTCCGGTCTGCACGGATGACAAACGTGCAGAGGTGGGCGGAAACGTCCCACCCCTACGACGCGTGGTTTAACGGGCTGTAACTCGTTGTAGCGTAACAACTTACGAACTATTTTAAGGCGGGCCCCTTGATCGCGTACCTCAAGACCCGCTTCAACCAGAAGTGGACCGGCCCGCTCATCCAGGAGAACTACGAGTTCAAGGCGCTGAAGGGTGGCGCGTACAAGAAGGGCTCGACCTTCAACATCACCCGCCAGCAGACTCGCAGCGGCATTCAGTTCACCCCGCGCTACTACGAGGTGAACATCACCGAGTTCCTGGAAGACCTCGAAGTCGAAATGGCCGGCCCGACGGCGGTCTTCTCGACCCTCAAGGTCGACATGGCGAACGCGGCCCTCACGATGAGCGCGATCCTCGAGATCGCCGCCTTCCAGAACGGCCAGAACGTGGGGGGCGTCGACCGCACGGCCGAAATCAACGGCCTCGAGGAAGCGTTCACCAACGGCACCGATGCAACGTGGAGCGGGAAGACCTTCCCGAGCTACGGCCTGCAGACGCGCGCCGCCGTCTCGCCGGCGCTCAACAGCCCGACCGGGCTCATCGGCGCCAACATCGCGACGACGTCCTTCCGGATGCTCGAGCAGACGTACATGTCGTGCGTCATCGGGGCCGAACGGCCCAAGCTCGGCATCACGACCAACCGCGAGATGGGCTTCATCGCCGAGACCTTCACGCCGCAGCAGAAGATCGACGTGCTCGACCCGGAGATCAACTGGCCCGGCCTGAAGTTCAACCAGGCGACGATCGTCGTCTCCCAGTACTGCCCCGGGCAGGATGGCGTGAATGACGCCGACCTGGGCAACTACTCGAACACGTCGGAAACCTTCTGGTGGCTCAATCCCGGCCCCCAGGGCGACGACGCGTACCTCCGTCTCTACATCGCGGCCTCGCCCAAGTTCGCCTTCGGCTTCACCGGCTTCAAGGGCGCGCGCGATGACAACCAGGTCAGCGGGCAGATTCTCTTCGGCGGCAATCTCACCTGCCGCAGCCCGCGCCTCAACCGGGGCCTCTACGGCCTCACCAGCTAAGGGAAGGGACCGAGGAGCACGCACATGCCTAACAACTTCCCGCAGCAGACGCTCTACCTCGTCAGCGGCAGCCCGCAGACCGAGAACCGCGCGGCGACCGTCTACCCGGGCCAGCTCGGCCAGCGGGCCATCCTCGTCGACAAGAGCGACAGTAACCGCGCCAAAGGGTGGCAGGTCGTCCAGCTCGACTCGACGATGTCGGTGCTCCCGTATGCCGGCGCCGTCGCCTGGTGGAAGGATCGCGCCAAGTACCTCGTCACGACCAGCGCCTCGGCGCCGGGTCGCGGCCAGACCGCTGGCGTCTTCCAGTGCACGGCCGCGACCGCACCCGTCACGGCCGATGTCACCGCGCAGAACATCGTGTGCATCCAGGTGAAGGGCCTCGGCAACGTGAACTACATCGACTCGCCGACCGCCACGCCGGACGCCACGGGTCTGTTCGTGACGCCGAGCGCGACCGACGCCAAGGCCGACTGCCTGGCCGCCGGGACCGCGTCGTCCTACCCGAAGATCGGCATGTCGGCGGGCGCCGCCACGAGCCACTTCGGCCTCGTCGACATCGACGTCGACGAGAATCCGTAAGGGGGATCCATGCTCGCAGGTACCCTCGACAAGACGCAGAGTGGCAAGGCGCCCCAGGACATCGGGGCCACCACTCGGCGGTATCTCTGCTCCTATGTCGGCCCGCTGAGCTACACGACCGGCGGCGACATCGGCGTGAAGGATGCGCTCGGCATCGGCAAGGTGTTCGTGGTGAATGGCTTCATCCTGTCGAACGGGACGGCCATTCTCATCGGGCGCTACGAGCCGTCAACCGACGCCTTCCAGGTGTTCGACATGGCCGGGGCGGAAATCGCCGCCCTGACCAATCTGAGCACCTACACGGCCTACATCGAAGTGATCGGCCAGTAGGCCGATCACGCGGCGACGCCCTCGGGCGCCGCCGGACGACCCTGGACGCCGGTGGGGATCCCCCTCACCGGCGTCGTTCGTTGTAGAATCCCTCCCCAAGGAGACTCGCATGGCCAAGTTTGCGGTGGCGGGCAACAAAGGCACGGCGTCGGTGAAGTCGATCGTGAACGCGCGGGCGGCCGCCTCGGCCAGCGCGCGTGGCCGCGTCTACGACTACATGGTCGGCAGTCCCGCGACGCCGGCCGACAACGCGTTCGACCACGAGCTGGTCCGCAGTTCGACCGCTGGCACGGGCGCCGCGAACACGCCGAGCCCGCTCGACGTGGCCGACTTGGCCGCGACCGGCTTTGCGGCCTCGGACACCTACACGGCCGACCCGACGCTCGGCGTCGTGCTCCTGCGCGTGCCGGTGAACCAGCGCGGCACCTACCGCTGGGCCGCCCAGCCGGGCGGGGAACTGGTCTGGCCGGTCACCGCGAACAACGGCATCACCGGCGCCTTGGCCTCGGCCTCGGCCGTCGACTTCTCGGCCACGCTGATGGTCGATTCGCAGTAGGGTCAGGGCCGACGATGCCCGACCCTCGTGTCGCGCGCGGCTACGCCGTCTGGACCGACCCGGACGGCCCGTCCATCGAGCGCGACACGATCACGTGTTTCCACTGTCAGCACGTGATTCACGTCAAGCCCGGTTCGGCCCAGACGGTGTACCTCATCCCGCCGCACCTCGGGGCGCCCATCGGCACCCCGTGGCGGGAAGAGATGGGCGGCGGCTGCTACACCTGCCAGCGCCCGATCTGTCTGGCCTGCATCGAGAAGGGCGGCTGCGACCCCTGGGAGCGCCAGCTCGACCGGATCGAGGCCCGCGTCCGGCTCCATCGCGCGGTCGGCATCTAGCCGTGCGCGCCCCTGCCGTGTCCACGGGCGGGGGCGGCGTCACGTATTACGAGGCGTAGCCGATGGCGCTCCTCGCCCATACGGTGTACGGGGTCTCGTAGATGCCCAGTCCCTCTGTTGTCCAGCGTGTCGGCACCACGTCCGGCGTGACAGGTTTTTCCGTCTCGGTCACGTTCCTCAGTCCGGTCTCGGTTGGAAACCTCATCGTGGTTGGCGTGCAAGCGCAGAGTGGAGGTGGTGCACTACTTCTACTCACAGATGATGGAGGAAATAGCTACACGCTCACGCCAAACACGCCGCAGTTCAATGGCGGTGGAAATTACGAATTTATTGGCTACGCCGTCGCGACGACGGGAGGGACACTCACAGTTACTGGTGCTTTTGCTGGTGGTGCGGGCTACTTCTGCATGGCCGCGTATGAAGTCGCCGATGCGGACACGTTTGTTATCGACAGCGGCGGGCAAGGGACCACGCCGGCTATTGATAGTGGCGTGCTCTCCCTTGGCGGCGCGGACTGCATCATCATCGCGCAAATGGAAACGGACACGAGGGGCATTAGCGCCTTCGGTCCGGGCTACACGGGGAATAGCTCCGACGGCACCAACTACATCTACGATGAATACCATGTCACCTCCGTCGATGAGGCGGCTACGGCAACGGCCGCTGGAAGTGCCAATTGGGGCATCATCGCGGCGGCGTTCAAGGCGGCATCGGGTCCTCCCCCGACCCCGGCCTATTGCTACCGCCGCACGCTGACGGTCGATCACACCCAGTGCGGCGCGTCCGACTCGACCGACTTCCCCGTGCTCGTGCGGTTCACCGACGCCACGATGAAAACAGTGGCGAACGGCGGTCACATCCAGAACACCACCACCTCAAACGGCCAGACCGTGCCGGCTGACCTCGGGTTCTACGCGGACTCAGCCTTCACGACGGCCCTCAACTGGGAAGTCGAGTTCTACGACGGCGTGAACGGCATCCTCGTCGCGTGGGTCAAGCTGCCGACCCTCTCGCACACGGCAGACACCGTGTTCTACATGGCCTACGGCGATGCCGGGACGACGACGTTTCAGGGCGACGTCAACGGGACGTGGAACAGCAACTTCAAGGGCGTCTGGCACCTGCCGGACGGTACGACGCTCGCGGCCACAGGATCGACGGCGACACCGCACAACGGCACGATCACCAGCGCGGTCGCCGCCGCCGGGAACATCGACGGCGCGGCCAGTTTTGCGGGAGGCACTGACAAGATCGATTTCGGCGCGAGCGCGGATTTCGCCTTCGCCGCCTCCTTCACCGTCTCGGCCTGGGTCAAGACGAGCACGAGCCAACTGGCGTTCCTGTTCGGGATTCAGCACCTGCCGTTTGGGTCGACCGCCTTCACGATGAAACAGGAATCGGCCGTGCCGCAAGTCCATTGGCACGTCGAAGGCGCGACGAGCGACTGCCATTACCTCACCGGCATCGACGACGGGAACTGGCATCACCTCGTCGGCCAGTGGGATGCGGGCGCGGCCGATTCCTACCTCTATGTCGATGGGGTCCTCACGCCCTCGGGGGGCGCCGGGGGCGCGAGCACGCCGGTCTCGACGGTCCCGCTCACCGTCGGGCTCCCCGATTCAGGCGGCACGGCGTTTACCGGCACCGTCGATGAACTCCACGCGGTCAATGCGCTCCTCTCGGCCGACTGGATCGTGTCTGAGTTCAACAGCCAGATGCCGGCCTCCACGTTCCTCGGCGTGAGCGGCGAAACCTTCCTCTGCGGCGTCACCGTCGTCCCGACGATCTACCCGGACTGGCTCGCGCGCGTGCCGCAGACGCGTGGCTGGTACGCCGCCCCGCCCGCGCCGCCGGTCGCCCCGCCGTGGATCTCGGTCGACGCGCCCGATCAGGTCCGGCGTGGCGAGACCGGCCGCCTCGGCTGGGACACCCGGCCGCTCCTGCCGCCGCCGGCGCCGGCCCCGACGTACTTCACCGACACGTTCCCGGATCAGGTCCGCAGCGGCGTCAACGCTCCCGAGGGCTGGTACACGCGCCCGACGACGCCGCCGCCGGCCCCGCCGCTCATCGAGACGACGCTGCCGCAGGCCCGGTACAGCGTGCCGCTCACCCGGACGACCTACACGGCCCCGGTGACCCCGCCGGCCGCGCCGGCGCCTACCTACTTCGTGGACGTCTTCCCCGATCAAGTGCGGCGTGCGGGCCACGCGGCGCCGGATTGGCTGGCCGAGCCGATCCTGCCGCCGCCGGTGCCGTACACCGAGTGGGGCCAGACCGAGCCGCTGCACCTGCGCGTGTCGTGGCGCGACCTCACCGCCACCACCGAGCCGCTCCGCATCATCCAGAACCCGGTGCCGCCGCTGTCGTGGGGAGTCATCTACCCGGACCATCTCACCGTCGTGCGGTCGGCCGCGCTCCTCGGGGCGGCCTACCATGCCCCGTACGGCCCGACGCCCCCGCCGCACGAGCGGCCGCTCTATCGCCGGAGTCTGCAGCTGCGCATCGGCAGCCGCACCGAACCCGAAAAGCTATAGGATGCCCCCATGCCGGCTGAGAACCTCCAGCAGTACAACCTGACCCAGCCGCTCGTCTTCATCCTCATCGCGGCCGCCGACCACATTTCACCCGTCGTCGGGGCGACGCCAACGGTGGTGCTGTCCAAGGCCGGCAGCCCCTTCACCCCGGCCGCCGGCGCCGTGAGCGAGATCGGCAACGGCTGGTACCAAGTCGCGCCGAACGCCGGCGACGCCAATACCCTTGGCCCGCTGATCCTCCACGCCTCGGCGACCGGCGCCGACCCGGTCGACACCCAGTACGCGGTCGTCTCGTTCTCGCCCCTCCAGGTCGTCCCGACCGCGCCGCAAGTCGTGACCCCGGCGGCCGGCCCGGGCGTCCTCACCTTCGAGGACGTGTGGCGCAAGGTCCGCCTCTACGCGCCGAACGCGCCGCTGCATCTGGTCCGCACGTGGGTGCAGGACGCCTTCCGCACGCTCGTGATGAAGCGGCAATGGGGCTGGGTCGTCGCGCAGGACCAGATTACCTTCGCCGCCGCCCGCCAGGTCGACTGTGTGGTCACCCTGGGGTCGACGCTCGTGACGGCTGCGGTCGCGACGTTTGTCGCCGGGGATGCTGGCCGCCAGTTCCGCCAAGGGACGTGGCCGATCTACACGATCCTCTCGGTGGCGGCCGACGGGAGTTCCGTCACCCTCTCGCTGGCGTACCACGGCCTCTCGACCGGCGCGGTCAGTGCGACGATCAGCGACTGCTACGCCACGATGCCCGTCGACTTCGGCGCGTTTGTCGTCGTCGTCGACCCGATCTATCAGCGGATGGTCCCGTGGTGGGGCACGCAGATGGAGCTGGACCTCATCGACCCGAACCGCACG